ATCACACTAACCCACACATACTATGAAAAAACTAAGCGAAACACCAAGAACGGATGCACAATTGCAGTTAGATGCAAAGCGTTATCACGGGCACAGCAAAGACTATGTGTCATTAAAGATTTTTACAGAGCAGCTAGAGCGAGAACTGAATGAGCTTAAAGCCATACATAAGACATTAAACTTAACACAATAACCACCTAATCACACCAAACTTAACACGTAGCTCTAAAATCTACGTTTAATCCTATGAAAACTGCACCAACACTCTTCCGACCTACGGAAAAACAACTGCTCACAAGCGGTCTAAACTCGATGACAAAAGCTTGCGAAGCACAGGAGCTTCTCATTAAAAAGATGGAGGAAGACATAGCCGAGCTAAAGGCCGAGCTCTCTGTCCTTAAAGATTCGCAATTATCTTAAAGCCATTATTAGATTGACCAGTGACAAATCAGTGACAAACTATGTCATTAAGCCTTATCAGTGACAAATTTACTAAAAACCCTCCCTAAACCACATAATCAATATAATTGTTTAATTTCAGTGGTTTAAAGTGGTGGGCGACTCTGGAATCGAACCAGACGTGCGTCTCCGCGAGGGAGTTACAGTCTTTCGTAAAACCCTAAATAACGTAAATCACTGATTTTATAAGTAATAATTTCAAACACATATCCGTTGCTGACATAGTTTGTCTATTGCGCAGTGACAAATCAGTGACAAAAATATTAAGTATGGAGACACTCACACAAAGCGAACTAAACGAGGACATGACCACACTAGGGACGGGAAGATACCGTGCCAAGGTAGAGTCAGCCAAGTCCCGCGAAGCGGAGCTACAGACACCATACGGTCAACGCTTGATGCGTGCAGGTCTCCCTGCGCTTAACCAAGCAATCACCGACTGGCAGAAGGGTTTAGCCAAGGTCGATAACAAAGCCAGATTCCAGCTCGATTCGCAAGACCTTGACCCAAAGGTTCTTAGCTACATTAGTATTAAAGTTCTGCTGGACTGCATCACGCAGAAGAAGTCACTATCATCAATCGCCATCTTCCTTGGGGCTCGCGTTGAGGATGAACTGCGTTGTCAGTTTCTTGTCGCTAACAATGAAGCCAAGGGTAAGGGTATCATTCTTGGGGCAGTCCGTCGTAAAGGAACAGCCGCTAAGGTGCGCCACATTCGTTCCTCTATGAAGCACGAGACAGAGAAGGGATTGATGAACGCTTGGGAGCCTTGGTCTCACCGAGATAAACTCAACCTTGGACTCCAGATGACGGAGCTTGTTCGGGTATCCACGAACCTTGTCGAATATACTTACATACTTGAGAAGAGGCGTAAGCGTCCCACACGGTATGTAAACGCTACTGCCGACACCCTGCAATGGATTGAGGAGTTTAATGAGAACAGAGAGTTTATTGAACCGTTCTGGTTGCCTACAGTTGAACTACCCGTTATCTGGACTAACATCTGGGACGGGGGTTATGACCGTGAGCATACCTACCTACCTAAAGTACCCTTCATTAAGACAAACAACATGGATTACCTTCGGTCTATCGAGGGTTCTCTCCCTGAACCGATGGAGGCAACAAACCTTATACAGCAGACACCTTGGACTATAAATCCAGTAGTCCTCAAGGTGATGGAGTGGTGTTGGGAAAATAATGTCATAGTTGATGGTCTTCCTGCCCGTGAGCAAGAAGAACTTCCTCCCATCCCTATTGACTTTAAAGAAAACAAAGAGTCCAACACCCTCTGGCGGCGGATGGCGGCAAAGGTGTATAACAATCGGTTATCAAACACCAGCCGCCGTCTGCTTGTAAGTAAGATTTTGTATGTGGCTAAGAAGCTAGAGGGAAAGCGTTTCTTCTACCCTTCACACGTAGACTTCCGTGGTCGCCTGTATAACATCCCTGCGTTCCTCTCTATCCAAGGTCCTGACATCAGTCGTGGTCTCCTTCAGTTTCACCGAGGGGAGAAGATAAGAGATGAGAAAGACGCTCGCTGGTTAGCTATCCAAGGTGCTAATACCTATGGCAACGACAAGGTTACCCTTGAGAAACGCGTACAGTGGGCTGAGGATTACGCTGAGACGGCGATAGCAATTCACGAGAGTCCCACTACCAATCTCCAATGGATGGACGCTGACGAGCCCTTCCAGTTCCTTGCTTGGTGCAACGAGTGGGGACAGTATAAGAAAACAGGCAAGCTCGTAAGCTACCTTCCCGTTAATTTAGATGGCACAAACAACGGCCTCCAGATTCTCTCTATGTTGATGAGGGACGAATATGGGGCAAAGGCTACAAATGTGTTAGCCGAGGATGAGCCTCAAGATATTTATAGAATTGTCTCTGACCTCGTCCTTGAGAAGCTAGAGGCAGACAAAGAAAACAATCACCCCTACGCAGAAAGATGGATACAATTCGGTATCGACCGTAAGCTTGCTAAGCGTCCGACAATGGTGTGGCCTTATGGTGGCACGTTCTACAGTTGTCGCGATTACGTTGACGAATGGTATCAAGACACCCTGCGTAAAACCAGATGCGCCAACCCGTTCACAGAAGATGAACGCTATAAAGTCACTGGTTACCTCAGTAAGCTGACGTGGTCTTCAATCAATGAAGTCCTCGAAAAGCCAAAGGACTGCATGAATTGGTTACAGTCCTGTGCGAAAGCACTAGCAGAACACGGGGAGCCTGTAAGTTGGACTTCTCCTTCAGGCTTCCCTGTTCTCCAATCTTACAAGAAGACGACAGCGCAGAATGTTCGCACCAACATCAATGGCTCAGGGACATACATCAAGTGGTATAAAGACTCTGATGACATTTCTCCTCGCCGCCAGAAACAAGGCATCAGCCCTAACTATGTCCATTCGATGGATGCAGCTTGCCTCGCCAAGACTGTGGTCGAGTGTAACAAGTTGGGCATCTACGACTTCGCAATGATTCACGACAGCTACGGCACTCACGCCGCTAACTGTGACACGCTCAGCCGTATCCTAAGAGAACAATATTATTCTGTTTTTAAGGTTGACCAACTTGAAACCCTTCTTAAAGATTTAAAGGAGAGATACCCACACATCGAATTTCCAGACACACCAGAATACGGCAACGCAGACCTAAGTGAAGTCCTGCGTAGTCAATATTTCTTCTCGTAACTGAGAATCAACAACAACCAAAAACCAAAGAGATAATAATGAGTAAAGTACTGACAACACCCAAAGGTACAGCAGTGTACCCACGTATCGACAATCCTGATACCAAGTTCAACGAAGATGGCGTCTACTCCTGCAAACTGCACGTAGATGAAGCATCGTTTAATGCGTTCACAAAACAAGTGACCGACATTGTTGAGCGAGAGTATGAAGCAGAGTGCACCGTAAAAGGTAAGAAGCTGAAGAAGGCGGCTACAGCCCCTATTCGCATCACGCCTGATGGTGACTTTGAAATCTATGCCAAACAAGTGGCACAACGGCAGACCAAGAAAGGTTTGCTTACCTTCACCATTCCAGTCTTTGACTCGAAAGGCGCGAAGCTCCCAACGTCCCCTGCTATTGGCAGTGGCTCTACACTAAAACTAAGCGTCGAGGTTTACACTTGGTACACCGACTTGCAGGGATTTGGTTATACCCTGCGACTGAAGGCTGTCCAGCTCCTCGACTTAATCGAATATAACAACGGCAGTGGCTCTTCCTACGGATTCACCGAAGAAGAAAACGGCTACATTAACGATGGCGAATCCTTGGATACAGCGTTCCAAGAAGAAGAACCCGCGCAAGCGTCGGGCGTCAACTTCTAAGTATCGTTCCCGTTTCGAAGAAAAACTTGCTCTCACCCTGAAAGGGGTGGGGGCTCCCTTCGAATACGAAACGGTAAAACTAAAATACACACGAGAGTGTGTCTACACCCCTGACTTCATACTCCCCAACGGAGTGATTGTCGAAGCCAAGGGTTACTGGCTACCAGCCGACCGAACTAAACACCTACGGGTACGAGAATGTAACCCAGAATTGGACATACGCTTTTGCTTTCAGAACGCACACAATACACTAAACAAAAAGAGCAAGACCACATATGCGGAGTGGTGCGACAAGCACGGCTTCCTGTGGGCTCACAACACAATCCCAAAAGAATGGATAACCTAACACCTGCACAAACACACCTACCTTGCCCAGACTGCGGCAGTACAGACGCCCTTACAATCAACACCGACGGAAGCACCAAGTGCTACTCCTGTGGTATATTTAAACCCAACGGTAAAGCACCTGCCGTTTCAAAGCATCCTTCAGGGGGTGCGTTTGAAGCGTGTACTTACCAAGCCATCACCGCTCGTAAAATTAACGAGGATACCTGCCGTAAGTTTGGCTATGCTGTGGGGATACGCCGACAACAACCTTGTCATATTGCAAACTACCGAAACCTATCGGGTGATGTCATTGCTCAAAAGTTTCGCTTCCAAGACAAAAGCTTTACCTGTGAAGGCAAGCCTACCTTTTTCTTTGGTCAACACCTGTGGCCTAATGGTGGTCGCAAGGTAGTCATTACCGAGGGAGAGATTGACGCTCTAACCGTGAGCCAAGTGCAGGACAACAAGTGGCCTGTAGTATCCCTTCCTTCTGGAGCACAATCCGCAAAGACTGTCTTCAAGAATAACTTTGAATGGCTCGACTCCTTTGATGAGGTTGTTCTTATGTTTGATGAAGACGACCAAGGACGTAAAGCCGCTGAGGAAGTCTGCCACCTGTTACCAGCAGGTAAGACCAAGATAGCTCGCCTTCCCATGAAAGACCCTAATGAGATGCTCTTGGAGGGCAGGGGGTCTGAAATCGTTAAGGCTATGTGGGATGCCAAGCCTTGGAAACCAGATGACATCGTTGACGGGGTTGACCTCTATGAACGCCTAACGACACCTAAGAACTTCACGGCAATCGACTACCCCTTCGCTGGGCTCAACCGTCTTACCCACGGTATCCGCAAAGGGGAGATTGTTACGTTCTGTGCTGGCTCTGGTATTGGTAAGAGTCACGTATGTAAGGTTATTGCCCACGACATCCTAAAGCACTCCGACCACAATGTAGGATACGTTGCCCTTGAGGAATCCCTTGAGAGGACAGCAAATTCAATCATTGGTCTGGAGATGGGTGAACTCCTACACCTTGACCCTAACTTCACTCCGACCGACTCCTACAATGAAGCTTTCAAAGTTACTGTGGGGTCTGGGCGTTGCTTCCTCTATGACCATTGGGGTTCGCTCGACAGCGACAACCTCATTAGCCACATCCGATATATGACTAAAGTCTTGGACGTGGATTACCTCGTTCTCGACCACCTTAGTATTGTCGTGTCGGGTATGGGGGATGGTGACGAACGCCGTATGATTGACAACACTATGACCAAGCTCCGTGCTCTCGTAGAGGAGACTAAGCTAGGGCTTATCCTTGTCAGTCACCTCAAGCGTCCCGAAGGCAGAGGACACGAAGAGGGTGCATCTACTTCCCTAGCTCAACTCCGTGGCTCTGCTGGTATCGCCCAGCTCTCTGATATGGTCATCGGTTTGGAACGTAATCAGCAGGACACCGAAGACCGCAACAAGACGGTTATGCGGGTGCTGAAGAACAGATTCTCTGGAGAAACAGGCATTGCTTGTGCTCTTAACTACAACCCCGAAACGGGCTCCATGTCCGAGGAACATTATACCGAAAACCCATTCTAATATATGAAATACTGCTCAAACTTTCGACACGACCTTGAACTAGGACAAGTAGCTGAAAAGGAGATTGGAGAGTTGCTCTCTGATAAAAAGATAGAAATTAAAAAAGATATGCTTGCCAAGAAGACTGGCAACGTATTTGTTGAGTATATGTCCAGAGGTAAAGTCTCTGGCGTAGACCGTTCCGAAGCGGATTATTACTGCTTCGTTGTTGAATCCCTTATCATCTTCATCCCGCTTGCAGAGCTTAAAGAACTCATTGAGCCCTTCAAGAAAACCAAGCGCGATGTGCGAGGGGGAGACAACAATACATCACGGGGCATCCTGCTCCCACTAACCACACTCATACCAAGCACATCAAATGAATAGAATAGCTTTCTTCGATATTGAAACGAATGCGATTGAGGATTGGACTAACCTGTCCGACCTTACAACCGTTCACTGTCTTGCAATCTACAGCGAAGGCGTAGCTAAGGTTTACTCTGGAGATACTCTTCAGGATGGACTCAAAGCTCTCGCTTCGTTCGACGCCATTGTAGGACATAACTCCATTGGCTTTGACTACCCAGCCCTACGCAAGATGTATGGCTTTAGTCATCCCTGTGTATGGGACACTGCTGTAATGGCACGCTGTATCTGCCCAGACGTTCGCGCCCAAGACATGCTACGTGAGGGCTTTGAGAAAACACTGATTGGTTCCCATAGCCTTAAAGCTTGGGGACATCGTATTGGTGTTCTCAAAGACACCCACGGTGAGACCGAGGACTGGTCAACCTTCACACCTGCTATGGCAGAATACTGCAAACAGGATACCATCGTTACTCAGCGTATCTACGACCACCTAATAGGTAAGAACCCTGACTTACGGATGCTTAACCTTGAGCATAGGTTTGCGACTATCATCAAACAGCAGGAAAGCAATGGCTTCCCGTTTGACCTAGAGGTAGCCGAGAAGCTTACGTCTGACCTTATGGTTCGCCGTGCCGAACTAGGTGAGGAGATGGCGCAAGTCTTCGGTCCCACGGTCGAGTTAATGAAAAGTCATTGGTGGGTAGCTCCCAACGGAGAACAAGCAAAGACCAAGAAGGAACTCGTTGCGGCTGGATGGAAGCCCAAGGAAATCATTAAGGGACCACACCGCACCAAGGAAATCCCATTCAACCCCAACAGCCGTGACCAAATCTGTGAACGCCTGATGGCACAAGGATGGAAGCCAGCGGCCTTTGAGGGTAAGCGTCCTAAGATTGATGAGCCTGTGCTAAAGAGTATCGGTACTCCATCAGCCTTAAAGCTCCTTGAGTATCTGTTGGTTTCCAAGCGTCTCGGTCAAGTTGCCGAGGGTAAACAAGCTTGGCTCAAGCTAGAGAAAAACGGACGTATTTACGGACGGGTCAATACCAACGGTGCTGTCAGCGGACGTTGCACACACTCTAACCCTAACGTAGCCCAGACTCCTGCTGGACGTGCACCTTATGGTACGGAGTGTCGCTCTTGTTGGACTGCTCCCGAAGGCAAGGTGCTTGTTGGTGCTGATGCCTCTGGATTGGAACTACGTTGCCTTGCTCACTACCTCGCTATGTTTGGGGATACAGATTACGGCAAGACAATCCTTGAGGGAGACATCCACACAGCTAACCAACTAGCCGCTGGACTACCTACCCGTGATGACGCCAAGACCTTCATCTACGCCTTCCTGTATGGGGCAGGCGACGCTAAGATTGGCTCTATCGTTGGAGGTTCCTCTAAGCAAGGTAAAGCCCTTAAAGCCGCCTTTATGAAGAAGACACCATCCATCAAGAAGCTTTATGATGCCGTGAAGCAAAAGGTGGAGGCTACTGGTATTCTTAGGGGTCTCGACGGACGTGAGCTACCTTGCCGTAGTCCTCACTCTGCTGTGAACCTTCTTCTTCAATCCGCAGGTGCAGTCGTGATGAAGCAAGCTCTCGTTGAGTTTGTGGACTCCGCTAGGCATCCCTATGAACTCCACGGAAATATTCACGATGAGGTTCAATTCAGTTGCGCCCCTGAGCACGCAGATGCTCTCGGTCGTTGCTTTGTAAATGCTCTCGCTAAGGCTGGTAAAGTCCTTGGCTTCAAATGCCCGTTGGATGGTGAATTCAGCGTCGGCAAAAACTGGTCAGAAACACACTAATATGAAAACATTATATATAGATGGCGATATGCTCGCTTACCGTTCTGCCTTCAGCAATGAGGTAGAGACTAAATGGAACGACAATGTATGGACTCTCCACACAGACGTGAACGCTTCCTTAGCTTACTTCGATGACTTCATCACATCCCTGTGCATAAAGTTTGAGACGAACGTCTACCAGCTAGTGTTCAGTCCAAAGCGGAACTTCCGTTATGACTTGTTCCCAGACTATAAAGCGGACCGTGGCAATAAGCGTAAACCCTTAGCTCTCTATGAGATTATTAAGCAGGTACGTGACCGCCACCCTTCGCTTTTAGAAGAAGGCATTGAAGCCGATGACTTGATTGGCATTAGATGCACCGCAGACCCAGAGAACTCTATTGCTGTCTCTGGGGACAAGGACTTCGCCACACTCCCTATTACTTGGTATAACTTCCTACGTGATGAACTACGGACGTTGACCGAAGAAGAGGCTGACCGAAACCATTTGACACAAACCCTTATGGGCGATGCAGTAGATGGATACGCAGGTCTCAAAGGAGTTGGTCCTAAGACCGCCGTTAAGCTTCTCGATAAGCACGGCTGGGACTGGGACGCCGTCGTTAAAATCTACGAAAGCAAAGACCAAACCGAAGAGGATGCACTTCTTAATGCACGCCTCGCTTACATCCTTCGAAATAAAGACTACACCAACCAGAAAGTAACACTATGGACACCCACAAAACAGAACAACCAGAAATAAACTTAGGCGACCAAGTCGTCTACATCGCGGGACCCATGACAGGTCTCAAGGATAATAACTTTGATGCCTTTGACGAGAAGGCACACAACTTCAAGGAGCAAGGCTTTGAGGTCATTAACCCCGCTGAGCTGAGCCGCACCAACGCGGACGCTATGGGTATTGAGCTTACTGAACTTACTACTCGTGAGTGTGCTCACACCGACCTTAGACACCTCGTAGCCCGTGCTACCCACATGTATATGCTGAATGGCTGGCAATACAGTAAGGGAGCTAAGGCTGAACACGCTGTGGCTGAATGGTTAGGTATGACAATCATGTATCAATCCAAGGAAGACCTAGAGACTGCCCGTCATCACGACAAGGAGTGGTGGTTCTCCTTCCAAGCGGATACCTTCAATGACATTGCCACCCTTACACGTAAGAAGAATAACGATTACACAGGGGGTGCAGACACCACAAATCCCTTTGCAAACTTCGATGAAGCTAACCAGTTTGGCGTAGACCCACTCGTAGGTCTTTCGGTTCGCATGGGAGATAAGATGCAGAGGCTCAAGGCCTTCTGTAATGCTGGTCTTTCCTTAGACACTAAGGGGGACACAGTAGCGGACATCTTCAAAGACCTAATTGGCTACTCAGCTATCGCGCTGGGCATGCTAGAAAGACGGAAGGAGAGGGACTAATATGAAGGTCGAAAACGATTTACCTCAGATTTCGTCCTCTATTATCAATAAGTTAGAGGAAGTATTCCCATTAAGGGATGACTTTGATACTTCGGCTGAACAGAACTCTTTGATGTTCTATTACGGCCAAAGGTCAGTTATTCGCTACCTTAAAAATCAATACAAAATCCAAAACGAAAACATCCTAACCAAGGGTTAATTATGTGCATGTCATCCCCCAAAATTCCAGACCCAGCTCCACCTCCTGCTCCACCTCCACCTCCCACGAAGACGGCTCAGAAGGTAGAAAACAAGTCTCTTAAATCACGCCAGAGTTCCAAGAAACGTGGAACGTCTGCATTAACAGTACGTCGCTCGACAGTGAACACTGGTTCATCTGGTTCGGG